AGGCAAATATTACGCTCTGTGTCAACGAAACGGAACCGTGAAGGTATATCGTGACGACAACCGTGATGAGATTATTGACTGCGACCCTGACACAATCACTGAAGGCTTTTATGGAATCAACATCCACAAGGCCGGTGCTCACTCGACTCAAATCGATCGATGGTCCGCAGGATGCCAAGTCTTCGCAAACGAGTCAGACTTCGATGAGTTCATGGTTATTTGTGGCAAAGCTCGTGAAAAATGGGGCAACGCCTTTTCATACACTCTGATTCTCGAACACGAGAAAGGCTCTGACTAATGGAAGCGTTGGTCGACTCACTGTTAGCAGACGGCCACCTCGGAGTATTTGCGGCCTTCTTGCTGTATCAGTTCATCATGATGCAGAAGCGTCTTGATAAGTTGGTCAGTGGGTTTCAAGAACAAGTAGACACTATACGCAAAGAATACTCTGAAAGATCAGAGAAGATGAGAGAACGATACGACGACGTAATCAAAGAGTACAGGGATCGTGAGGACACACAGTCTAAAGACTTTTTGATTACGAGAACCAAAGTTCACAATGACATTGTAGCGAAGCTTGACCGTATACTGGATCGAGACAAGTAGGTTGTGATGGAGTGCGTTGTACAAGAAGGGTCTGACTGTAAGCTCGATGTTGGCTCACCCATTCGCATTTACGACGAGAAGCCCGTTCAAGAGGAGACAAAGCCTGTGGCAAACGAAACAAAACAAGAAGCACCTAAACCTGCCCCTGCACCAGTGAAGGCACCTGACCCCGTTCCTGAGCCAGCACCTGCGGCTGTTGAGACTGTGGCTGCTCCTGCTGTGCCAGAGCTTGTGGAATCCGTAGGCGTATCTCAAGACATCACAGCGGCTGCTGACGCGGCTAAGTCACTCGGAGGTGACTATGCCCCTATGGTAGCGATTGCATTGGCTGGAATGGCTGTTGCGGGTGGTTCAAAGGCTTGGAGCTACTACCGTGACCGCGCTGAGCAGAAGCACGAACAAGAAATGCAGAAGCTTAAGATTGAAGCACAGTCACAAGGTATGGATGGTCAACAGCCTCCACCATGCCAAGCAGCCAATCAAAAGATGCAGGCTGAGTTGGACGAGGTAAAGTCAAAGCTTAGTGCAGTGCAAAAGAAGACATCGATGATCTCTGCTGATTTTGACGGTGAAGATGTCGAGCGTCAGATCAAGCGCATGAAGAAGCGCATCGATGAGTTGTTTGAGATCACAGACCAGAAATGATTGTAGCTGCGCTCGTATTCTTTGGGACTCTGGTGATACTCCCTGCGGGTATCAGCTTTGCTGTGGAGCGAGAGGGTAAGCAGAAGGCGCCCAAGCCAACACCCGTTGAAGTTGTGCCGGAACCAGAGCCCGAACCAATACCTGAACCAGCGGTGTTGGTTGAGCCTGAACCGGAACTAATACCGACGACTGTAGTTACGATCGCACCGAAGTGTGACGACGAAGAATCCATTGTCCGGCTCCGAGCAGCCACGTTCAACTTCTTGTCTCAGGTGAGTGATTTACCATCCGACATCTCGTTCAACGTCATAGAGTGCACAGAAGAAGGAATGGTCGACATTGAGATTGTCGAGGTTCCGAAGAAATAAGCCTAACCCCCCACCCGGTAGGAATCGCCCATGCTCGCGCCCCGAGATGGGGACAGACGATGTGGGTGGGGGGCCAGGGGGACTTTATTTTCCAGCTGGAGCTGCTGCCACACCTTGTGTGGGTGCGATTGCATCATTGAGCATGTCCAGAACCCGCGACAATCCCTCTGGAGGGCCGTCATCACGGGCCACGACCTTCACGTCGTACTTGGCGCTGTTGTCGCTGCTACGGGTGTTCTCGCTGTGATTAGCAACAGAGCCGTGCACGGTGACCT